CAATGCCCTTGGCGTTTATATAATTCTTAGCAAGGATTGTAGCAATGTCTAAGAACATATTTTGCGTACCACCACTTCCTCCAACTCTACCATATATTCTTCCGGCACCCCTATTATCAAAACCATTGTTAATTCTCGTAGGTCCTACACCTTTACCAAGCACTGCATTAGCACCTCGAGGAATCAATGGGTTTTTTGAGTAAGGACTGTTAGGATTTCCTGCGACTTGCAAGGGACTAGGAGTTTTGTCATAGTACACACTTGTAAACTGTGGCGGATCAGATCCTGGAACAATCTGTCCGTAATCATACAGTACGTTTTCATAGGCAACAGACATTCTATTCTGCATAATCTTGCTGCCTTCACTTTGATTTAAAGAGTCGTGTGCCCATTCTGTGATCTTAGGATTAATTAAAGTCACCTGAGTGAAATTCTGTTGATGTAGGCTGTAAATTTCTATTGAGGTAAGGAACGGCACGTTAGCATTGTTATTATAGATACCATATTGATAGTCCGTCTCCCCGTACTTGGTATTTCTAAATTCTATTGGTACTTCACCTGTGGTTCCGTAATTGCTGTCTGCAAAATAATGTTTATAATAGTTAATCCATAGTTTGTTGATAATATCAAAATTATCATCATGAAAATCTACACTAACTGGAGTATAGGTTAGTTTAGTGGGTACTACTGTTTTTCTATTATATTGATTTAATGTTTCGTTAGTGATTGTAAATTTAGGAAGGTCAACTTTTTTAACTAACAATCCAATATCCATTGCACCGGTATTACGCCATTGTTGATCTATAATAGCGTCTGGGTTAATGTTGAATACTACGTAATAAAGAAAACCTACTTTGGGAGAATATGCATAATTTTTGTCAACGTAAAGTCGACTAGCATGTTGGTAGTCTTTTAAATTAGGATATCCTTTGGTATATCCGGTACCGGATAGATAGTTAGTAAATGCGTTACTCATACAAATATTTAGTCAAATAAAAAGCCCAGGTTTTTACTGGGCTTTTTACTAATTAAGGTTATTATTAACCGCCTGTACTTAGACCCTGTGCGCCTGCTGGACGTACTACACGGCCTACATCAATACCAATACCGCTGGCTGCACCGCCAGGAGCATCTAGTTGAATAGCATTATCATAAGTGATAGTTAGTGCAATATCCATTGGATTTGTTGCATCATTGTAGTCGCCACCTTGGTAAGTAGCCTGTTTAATAAAACAGCCTAGGAATTCAAAACTTTCTAGGGTCACTGGTTCAAACGCACCATTACCGCCGTCGAGTATTTCAACACGCATTCTAAATTTATAATCAATGCCGCTGGCAGCACCGCTTTGTTCAAAGAAGTCAAATTGCTTTTGTAGTTGTTCACCTACTTTACGACTAACAATACCACTTGCATCATCACGGATAGTTAATTTTGCATCTGCAAAATTGTGCTTGCCCAATAACTTAACTGTGCTGTTGTAAACGGGTAGTTTGATTTCTTCAAAACTAACTTCAGGTCGGCTAACGTTCATAACCTGTTTAGTTAGTTCAGTTGAAGGTTGTCCTGGGACACCAAAGCTATCTAGAGTAACACGGAAGCGGTACTTTAGTTTTGGCATCAACAGGCCCTGTGTAGTAGAAGCTTGGCTTCCACTAATAGGTACTGTGAATCTTGATAAACTTGCGATTGGCATATAAATGCTCCTTATTCTTTGTATTTACCTATTATAGTCCGGCTGCAATGTCACCAGTATTTTTCAAGCGTAGTGGAATATAAATGTATTCAATGGCTTTTACTGGCTCAATAGCAATGTCAACATACAACTCATTTCTATCAATTCTAGAAGGAGTGTTGTTTGTTTCATCACAGACTATGACATAATCATATAGTGCTCGTTGTCCCACTAATTCAAGCATTAGACTTTCGGCCGCTGCTTTAATTTCACGACGGGTTTGAGCATCGTTGGGTTCGAACAAGAATGGTCTTGCAAGAACATCTAATTGTTTACGCAGATAGCAAACTAAACGTGCTACGTTAATTCTATCTAATGCGCTGGCATTTCTAGCACGAGTGCGTTGACCGTAGGCCAATACACCAACGCCGGTTAATGTAGCAATTGGATTAATCTTAACATCATCAAGAACGTCACGTAAGTTTTGTGGTAATGCTGTAGATTTAAATTCACCTTCTTCAGTGATATAACCAACTGCTGTGGCATTATCAACTCCGCCACGTCTTGTACCAGCTGGTGCAAACCATGGGTAGCTCTTAGCATCACTGTTAATAATTGTGCGTAGCATCATATGACTTGCTGGAACAACAATGTTGTTACCTGTGTTGTCGTTGGTATAACCACTTGGATAGTACATGGCCATATATTCGTCATAGCTAGTAGCACCAGCATCACCGTTGTCTAATGCTCCGGATGTGTTTAATCCCCAAGCATTTAATGCTGTGCCAGTTGGCTGTAAACGGAATGGTGTGTCACCAACAACGAACGCTGTGATACCACGATCAGTGTTTAGTCCAACCATGTTCTGAATTAATTCAGGATAACCTGGGGTTGCGATTAGATTAAATCCTAATGTATCGTTGTCACGAATACTTTGATTGGTATCAATTAAAGACTTCATAGCTTCAACTACTTGCGCTCTTTGTCCTAGTCTACCAAACTGCGGGCCACCATCGGCAGCTACGGCATTTTGTGATACCCAACGGTCTGCATTATAACTGGTCATAACAGCGTTAGATTGACGTGGATTAGTAGTAGTACCGGACGTATTAATATATCCAGAGACATATTTCTTAACATTGAAGCCGCTACGGCGTGTGTTCCATAATTTCATACCACGTGGGTACAATGCCGGATCTGTACAGTCTGGGTCTAGATAATTACTTGCTAACAAACTTGTAATAGAACTAGCCACTGTTGCATTACCACTAGTTGCCCAACGTGCATCTGCAAATAACCATCCTGTTGGAGTTGATTGATCTGTTACGTCTTGTTTAACCCATGCAGTACCGCTATAGACGTAAATGTTTCTTCCGTACTGATCGATATCACTGGTGTCAACCCAGATGTCACCAACAACCAATGCTGTTCCATCTGATTGACCAGTGTTTCTATCTGGAGGTGTGGCGCTAATAATAGGACCTGCGGGATCTAGTCCAGTATTATAAAATTGACTAGAAGAGTGATTCATACCAACCCAGGTAGTTCCGTTATGGACTAAAATATCAACTTCATCTACTACGCTGTTATACCAAATTGTGTCATCTGCAGGGATTGTAATTGGCGCAGTTGGTCTTGCTTCGAATGTCAATGGCTTCCATGTAGTAGCGATAAAGCTAAAAGTCGTAGAACCAAATACCACATCAGTTGTTGGTGCAGTATAAATGTTTACAGTTGTACCAATTGTGAAGAACCCGGTTAGAGGAGCAGTTGCTGGGTCATTCCAAACTTCAAATGCGCCACCACCCGAATGGGTTAGTGTTAGTACATTAGAAGTATCATTCCAAGTTGCAACGGTAAAAATTAATGCCTGAGCAGATACCGCAGCTGGAATTAATGAACCAATCTTTGTTCCTGCCGCGGCAGGTGCTATTGTCATAGTTTGAATAGCACCCCAACTACCATCTAGCAATGTTTCTCTAATTCTAAATGATGAACTAGTGCTAGTTGATGCTGTGGTTAGAACAGAATTACTTACAACAGTAGTTGGACCGGCCGCGCCCTTACGCCAAATTTTAAATGTTGCGTCTTCTGCGGTTGAGTGATTGTAGTTAGATTCGATGAACAATGAGCCAACTGCTACGTTCTTGCCGCCACCGATAGGATCTAATACATAGTTAGCGTAAACAATACTAGGATAGATAGGAGCAGTTACAGTGGTCCAAGATTCACTTGTACCGTTGTATAATTTTACTGACCAGTTAGCCCCATTTGCGGGTACAGTTGTAGTAATCCACACTGCTCCAGTAGCTGTATTACTATTAAATGTTGTTGGATATTGATAATGTGGACTAATTTGAATTTGTTTAAAGTTATCAAAGTTGTCAGAAACAAATGCCCAAGTATTGCCTGCTATTTTACGATAAATTTTTGTGTCGTTGTCTTTAGTTAGTACTACTGCGTAATCGCCTTGTTGGCCGATTGAAACATTAGGAACACTTCCAGTAAAACTAGTAGCCGGCGTTGTATCATCTAAAACAATGGGAGTTTTAACAGTAAATGCCTGTGTGCTAGAATTCCATTCTTTAATACCGAATACTGATGATGCAGTATCAACCCAATATGTACCTGATACAGGATCACCTACTGGTTCTGTACTAGTAGGAACTAACGATGCTAGGTCCATGTCTGCACGTACTATGTATGCACGTGAACTTACACCCAAACTACTGTATGCGGCTTGTAGGCCGTACTCGTTTAATTCATTACCGTGTAATGGATTGCCACTGCTGTCAGTATAGAACAAAGGTGTTCCAAATGTATCTGTTAGATCACGTTGACTTGTGATTAACCATACTTTGCCTGCATTAGCGGCTGTGGTACCCAAGGCGGTTGTTCCGCTTGGGTTTTTTTTATCTTCTTCTGTGGCTACAAATAGCATCGGCACTGTGCCGGGAGATGATGGAGTATAAAAACTCTCATCAATAACGCTTACTTGTACACCTGGTGAATTCAATGTTGCCATTTAACTGTCTCCTATATGGATTACTTGAGTTATTTACCAAGATGATGATAAAAACACCTGGTTAAATACGTGACAAAAGGGCGCAAAAAGGGCGGGTATGAGAAATTTATGTAGAATATGTAGACAAAGACCAGTTGCAGTTAATTACTACAAAGAAGGTCGTGCTTTCTACAGGTCAAAATGTGATCACTGTGCAAATAACCGGAGTGACGGTACTCCAAAATGGGAGTTAGCAGGGTACAAAAAGAAAACTGTTTGTGATAAGTGTAACTATACTTCAAAGTATAGTGAACAGTTTAATGTATTTTACGTCGACGGTGATCCAGCTAATTGCAGGTATACAAATTTAAAATCTGTGTGCGCCAACTGTCAACGCATACTTCACAAACTCAAGCTGCCTTGGCGACAAGGTGATCTTCGACCAGATTTTTAATTTGGTTATATAAATCATCAATGCTTGTATCATTACACACTACATGGTCAATTTTGCCACCAACCCAAGCTGTTTCACTTGTATGGATACCTTCTTTCTTTAAGAAGTCTTGTGCGCTCATTGAGCCTTTGTTTGCTTGCGCCGCAACATCATACCAGTGGGGCGTAACACCACGCTGTACTCTAACTACGATGCCACCTGCGTTGTGAATTGCTCGAATTTCGTTGGGAAATCTAACATCGCTGATCACAATGTTATCAGTGGTTTTACGCATTTTGTTTTCTACTGATGCAATCCAGACATCATCATGGAATCCTTGACGACAAACTTCTGTACCCCAATATTGTAGTACCCATCTCGGAGTTAGGTGAGGCATGTTTAGGCGTTCTGCCCACCAGGTATCAACTTCTTCTCGCCAAGCTCGGGCTTCTGCGGTTCGACCTTCTAGGAGTGTGCGGTCCCAACCAAATACATTTGCCACAGCATCTTTAAGAGTATTTGCAAATGAGTCTCGACGAAATCCGTGAAAGTTAACCAAATAATCTGCGGCAGTATCTTTGCCAGAACCAATAAAACCCACGAATCCGATAATCATAGCATCTCCTTGTGATACTATAATTTACTATAATTCTGTATAATTGTCAATAATTTTTTAGCCAATTACGAATGTAAGTGGGGTGCCGCCATCTTTGTAGTTTACTAGATCCAGTTCTAGTGTTTCCATTTCGGCTTTGCCTTCGCCTTTTAATGCAGTACCGTTTAAACTAGTACCACCCTGTGGACTGGCAATTTGATTGAATTTTTCACGAGCCTCACCTAGCATCATCTTGCAGGTTGCCAGTGAATAATCCTTGAGCCACTGGTTGGCAAAGGGGTCCTGTAGTAGATTAAAGTCAGGACGATAGTTGAACAACCACAGAAGCACTTCTTCTTCACTTCTAGGACGTTGCATGATAGTTAGTTTTTTAGTAGTTTTATTAAATGTAAAATTAATATCACTACCGAACATTTTGCCTACTTGCTTCTGATATGAAGCAAAAGCATAATAGGTAGCTAGGCCGCCCATGTTCGAAGAAGTTAATAGATAGGTATTTGAATACGCTAAATTGAATGGTTCGTACAAGGATCCGCCTTGTCCGCCCCCTGACCTAGAACCGATACTGCGCCTAAAGATTTGACGTACATTTGTTACTTCTTGAGGTAAAATGTAGTCGTTTTTATCTATTTCTAGCATTAAAAAGCCGTAGCTTTCTTCTACAGCATTACTACTACGTTGACGGAACTTATTTAAAGCACGGTCAATGGCAGTGTTATAATGCACAGGGTCTAATTCCACATCCACCATACCAGATCCTAGCATAGCTTGTATGTAATCTATTACTTTTTGGCGTTCGTTTTCGTTCTCAGTCATATCAATATTTAGCTTATAAATACAACACTATGCCAAGACTCAGCCTATACAAACCCGAAAAGGGCAATGATTTTAAATTTCTAGATCGCACAATCTATGAGCAATTCCAAGTGGGTGGGACCGACATCTACTTGCACAAGTATCTAGGAGCAGTAAATCCATTAGAAGGTGAAAGCAGTCCCACTAAACCAGCAAACGTTGCCGAGGCAGGGGAACTGGGCATCCAAGACGTGTTATTCATGGAAAACAGAGATCGACATTATGATCCTGATATCTATGTTATCCGTGGAATTTATACACTACAAGACATTGATTTTAATCTAAGCCAATTTGGATTATTTTTACAAAACGATAATATTATGATCACCTTCCACCTACGTGGGACTTATGATAGTCTTGGTAGAAAGATTATGTCAGGTGACGTTATCGAACTGCCGCACCAAAAAGATGAATATGCATTAGATGATAGATTAGTAGCACTAAAAAGATTTTATGTAGTCAGCGAAGTTACTCGCCCTGCAAGCGGTTACAGTCAAACTTGGTATCCTCACTTGCTACGTGCTAAATGTCAACCACTAGTTGATACTCAAGAATTTAAAGAAATCCTTGATCAAGATAGCGGTGCAGAAGATGGTAGCACATTAAGAGACTTGTTGTCTAGCTATCAAACAAACATTGATATTAATGATCAAATCATAGCACAGGCCCGTGCAGATGCTGCAAAAAGCGGATACGAAACTAATCAGTTTTATGTAATTCCCAGAGATGAAACAGGCCTAGTTGAAGTTGAAGATGTAGCCAATGGTGAAGTTGATGTAAGTTCAAATGCATTAGATGCCAGTGCAGTTTTATCAAGCCCCACTAAAAATTATTATGTAGGATACTTGACTGGAGACGGTATTCCGCCAGATGGTGCACCGTACAGCTTTGGTATAGCATTTCCGGGTGCGGCAATAAAGGGAGAATTTTTCTTAAGAACTGATTATTTGCCTAATAGATTATTCCGTTATGATGGTAAAAATTGGATTAAATTTGAAGATAACGTGCGTATGACCACAAGTACATTAGGTGAAACACAGACCAATGATCCATTATTAGTGAGACGAAAAATGAAGGCTAGTTTTGTTAATAACACAACAACTGCAACAATAGGCGGAGTAG